CAATACTGCAAAGGCTTGGCCTGGTTCAGTTTATTGGACAAATGCGCATGCGCGCTGATCGAAATCCGCGTCAGAACCTGGTCGAACTGCTTGCTGGTATCCCCTGAATCGGTACGGATATAGGCTTCGATGATGTCCAGAATCTCGCTCGACAACGCATAACGGGCTGTGCCTGCGGTGATTGACGTGGTGCCTTCCTGTATCGTCCACAGGTTCAGTCCACGGTTCTGCCATTCCAGCATCAACAGGTCGATGCTTCTTCTGGCCGTCCGGTAGTCGTAGCCGCTGCGCAGTTCCAGACCGGCGCGTTCAAACGACTCCTCGATCATATCCGCCAGGTCGAGGGTAAAGGCATAAGTGCCGCTGGTTGCCATTAACGCTTCCTGGTTGGTTTCTTCTTGGCTTTAGCTTTTTTAGCTACCTTTTTAACAGCCGGTTTTTTCTTCGCTACGGGCTTCGCTTGTGGCTTGGGTTGTGGCTTGGGTTGTGGCTTGGGTTGTGGCTGCATCTCAGCCAACCGTGCCTGCGCCTCTTTCTTGGTCATCGCATCGAAAACAACCACGTCGTGCCCGCCATCCGCGTTCTTTGTCCCGATCTGGTAGATGGGTTCTCCCATCGTGTCAGGATGCAGCGAAGTCCCGTTTTGAAAAATCTCAAGACCACTCATTGCCCTCTCCTACGAATAGTGCTTCACCATCTTCAGAACAACGGTATAAGCATCCCCGGAACTGTGTCCGACCGTGGTAAACATGATATCGCCCGTGACACCCGTCCCAGCATTGTTGTTCAACCCGCTGAATTCGCTCATATCCAGCGTGTCCGCGTAATCCGCCGGTAAATGCCAAGCCAGCACATCCGTGTCAGCATCCCAAAGCAGCTTGACACTCATGCCTACAGTTGAAAACCGCACCGATTCGATTGCCACGGTGCTACAGGCGCTGCCCGAAACAGGGTCCGAACCCAGCGCCGAGACATCCACTTTCTTAACCGCAGCTTCTCCGGTGCCGTCACTGACGTTGGTGAAACTCATCACCGCATGGCGACCACCGTCCTGAATGGTTTGGCTTGTTACAGCATCAGCCATCTCGTTTCTCCTGTTTAAATAACAGAGTGGAGGGGCGAACCCCCCACCCGGTTAATTCAATCACCGCTTAATTAAACGGTGTTGCTAACGTAGCATCACCATGAAGGAACGCTTCGCAATGCCATACCGCTGCACTGGTTGCCACCAAACGAATAATTCCACCAACCAGCCAGCCTTGCTCTACCTCCCCCAAATCAATGGTGTCGTCATCACTGGCATCAGGAATGAAGGTGTTGTTATCGCCAGCCCCTGCCGGATCAAAGATCGTCGCAAAGCCAGAGAATAAATCGCTGGTATTGTCCGTATTGATCTGACCCGCACCCGTAAAGGTGGTGCCGACGATGAAGGTGTAGTTGATCCCCGCAGCCGCCGTAGGCAGTGTAACCACAATGCCCGCAGCCCTGTTCAGGGTATAAACCGTGCCTGAGTCCGTCGATTCAACGCTCTTGGTCGCAGACGTGATGCTGCTTACATTCGCGTAAGAGGAAACGTAACCCGTGGTGGTGACATTACCGCTGGAGTCGATATCCAGATTGGTGGTAATCGCACCCGTTCCGGCAGTTTTGCTGATTTGCTCAAAACCGCCTTCAGAACGAACCGGGCCGTTAAAGGTCGTATTAGCCATGTCTTTCTCCTGTCGTGGCTAGTGTCAGACACACCATGTGTCTGTCAGGAAAAAAAGAGCGATAACTTACAAGTTATGCCGAGGAGGCACCCCCATGCCCACACTCGACCACATCAAGTAAGCATCGCTCTCCCATATACCGAGTCAGTTATGCCCCCGGTGATCCGTACATCCCAAGTGGATCGGAAACACCGAACGAATAACGCTCACGCGCCTTGTAGCGCACGTTACCCGTATCGAAGTCACCGTCCATTGAGGTCTCCAACGCGGTACGCTCGAAGTGGCGCATACCATTCGGCACGTCGGTCACGACGAACCAGGCATCCGAGTCAGTCAAGAAATGATTGACCGAATACCCTTCAGGTACTGCTCCCATGCTGCGTATAGCGTTGATGTCGTTATCAGCGGTCGCAGGTCTTAAATCTGAATCCAGCAATCGCTTGGATGCAAAATCTAAGGCCGGTGGAACCAATAACCGCTTCGGACGGGCCGCGATAAGAAGTCCACGCTCGTCGGTGACAGCAGCAATCGTGATAATCGCCGCCTCCAACGAGGTTTCATTCAAATCAGCCGCCGTTGCCGGACGGTTATCGTTCGTGCCGCCAGAAACGAGAGGATGGCCGCCGCCACCGGTTACACCGTCACCGGACGCGGTGAAGAAGTTAACTCCGTCACCTGTCTGATAACTATTCGTGAAACCGTTGTTAAGCGGATTGACAGCCTTAACCTGCTTCGTGTACGACATAGCCCGAGCGAGTGCCTTGGTATAGCGGGCACTGAGGCTGTCATAGAGGTTGTCCTCCATAGCTTCCTCGGTGATCGCAAATCCCATCGCAATCGTTTCGTGGTTATACCGTGCCGTGAAGGCTTCCTGCGCTGAATCGTAAGTGATTCCAGCACCTTCGTCCTTCACCGGAGCAGCGTCAAACCCACTCAACTTCACCTCTTCCTCGAAAGAACGCTCAGAGGACTCCGTGTCATAAATGACAGAGTACTCATCCGCGTACTTTTCATACTCCAGACCGAACAGGGCGTTAAGCCCCGGCAGGAGTTCCTTCAGCATCTGTGCTCTTGAAATAGCCATGCTAGATCCCCCTTATATGCCTGTTGTATTGGTTAACTGATGCCCCGCATTGAAGCGGTAAATGCCATCAGTGTAGGTGTCACCCACCGAACTGTTAGGACCGTCAACAAAGTCAACGAGCCGAATCGGGAAGGTGTTGGTGGTTGCAACCGTCGAGCCATCGACAGCGTTCTTACTCCTGCCAATGGTCGTTGATCCCGCCGTCTGAATGACGGAGAAATTAGCGCCCAAACCAGTCTGAGCAATAGCCTCATCGCTCTGCATTTTGAACAGAACGTCGGGGTCAATCAATACATAACCTGCTGCGTCTGAAGCCGCCATTGACGCAGGCCAAGTCTGATTGAACGTCATCTGAGATGTACTCGAATCGGTGTATTTACAACCTAAGAAAATTCCTATAGAGGTCAGCGCAGCGGTCCCGGTATCTTTCTCAATCGTACCGGCTGTGACCAGCTTCACAAAATCTCCATAGAATATTGCGGTGCCATACGCACTGGCAATCTTGATATGAACAACTTTTCCCGTAAAGGAGCCGCTGCTCGAACAAGTACCAACGGGTTCCGCACCATTTGGAGTTGCACTTGTAGCCATTTTGAATTTCTCCTAATTGCTACTGTTAATGTTAAAAGGCGTTAACCTTTCCCAAAGGTAGTGCGCGTATTCTTTTCTGGTCTCAACAATGGCATACGCGGGTCATTTTCTCGCATGTAATTACTGTCCACGGATTCCATCTGCCTTCGTGCTACGTTCTCATAGTGCTTCGTGCGCGCCCGCATTTTCTCTGCTGGCGCTTTACACAGAAGTAACCCGCCGACTTCAAGGTTCCCATTAAACTGGGAGTTGATGTCAGGCATGATTTTCAGTTCAGGATGATCTTCCGCTTTCACGGCTATCCAGCCTTCCCTGAATTTCTTGGATACGTTGGTGTTATCAGCTTGACCAAGAGTGCTAGTCCTGATCCATCTGAAAATCCAACCGTCCTGCGGGTCGGGAGTCGGTAACACAGAAGAAGGAACCCAAGAGTCATCCTCTCGGACAAAATCTTCACGAGTGTCGTGAGACCTATCGGTGCGCTCATCCATTAGCCATCTCCTTTGCAACTTGTCTGGCATACTGGTCATTGGTTAACCCAAGTCTCTTGGCGAGGGAAACCTGGGTGGACGTTAACCGCACTTTGCGTGGTCTTGAACCGTTACTCCTTGCGGACGGTGCTACAACCGACGTTGCCGAAGCTCTCCTGGTCGTCGCGGTCGCGGACTGTCCAGTTCCGCTTTCATCCGACCAAGAGTAATCGGGAAACTGCCTGCGCATTCCCGTATCGATATATTGAAAATATTCAT